ATAAACCACATATTTCTTACCCTCGCCAGAGTTTCTTTTTGGTTTATTAAGTTCAGGCTCTTTCTCTTCATCGAGTTCGATCATAGGAGATTCAAGCGGAACCATAGACCCTTCGTATTCACCAAAATAACGTTCTTTAAAAGATTCCATTAGTTCACCAATTTATATTTCTTACCGTCGATCTTAGAAGCGAGAGTTCTAGCATCAACACCATCGATTTGTTTAGAAACTACACTAGCATACCAAACCAAACTATGACGCCATTTGCCTTTATTCTCTTTATACTTTTTACCTAGTATCTTAGTCAGAAGGTCTTTAGCAAAGTCGTACTTACGCTTTTTGAACGAGATAGCAAGTAGCTTCTCGATATCTTGCATCGTAGTATCTTCTTCGACCTTATCGGGTAAACCCTTATGTTTGGTTTCTGCGTAATCCACTAGATCTTTCTCCGGTAGCTTAGATAATTCTTTTACCTCGTCCGAAACGTCAGAGACCTCACCACGCTTATATGCGAGGGCGAGACCGAATAGTTTCTGTTGAGCTTTGGACTTAGCTGGCATTACATCGGCTCGAGTTCAGAAGGTTTATAATCCATAACCTTACCGCCATCAACAGCAACTTTTATAAAGTCTTTTCCAACTGTTAATACCTTCCCAGTCTTACCGCTTTTCTTACAGCGAACCTTAGAACCTTCTGGAAATTTAGAAGATAATTGAGCAATATCTTTGCGTAGAGATTCATCAAGTTCAACAGATTCGTTCTTCGTCTTCTTAATATAGAGTTGCTCGTCCGAATTCCATGTGTAATTAGTCTTATCAAAACCTTTAAGTTTTTTTGCTTTTTGGTATTCAGCAGAAGAAAGTTTTGATACTTTTAACAGTCTGTTTTCATCTAGTTCAACAGATTCGTTCGTTTTAATTACTTCCCACGCACCTTCTGATGGCTTCACTTTTTTGTTTCGAATCGCTGCTTGTTTCTCGGCTTTCTGTTTACTGTCGGCACGAACTTCTGCTTCGACTTTACCTTTTTTGTTTCTAAAGACTACAGAGTAAGTTCCCATATCTTTATAACTCTTTTTGAGTTTTTCAGATACAACTTCTTCTTTAACTTCTTCCCAACCCATCTGCTTATAGGTAGACAATTCGTTTTTGTTTACCATGCGCTCTTTGTCGCCTTTGACAACTTTGATGTTACGCTTTTCGGTTAGTGCAGACACTTCTTCTAAAAGTGTAAAAAAATCTTTCATTTTAGTTTCCTTTATGTTTTTTCCAGAGGTCGGCATCAGTAGTTTTCTGAGTCTTACCACCTGTTACAAATGAGTTTACTCGAGCCAAACCCCATTGCTCAGGGGTAGTTCCTGGTCTATGACCTGTACGCCAAGCAGCTACGCCACGGTCGTATACTTTCTTAAGAATAGAATAAGCCACGCCAGTTTTCTCAGCTTTATTCTTTAGAGCCTTCTTAGTATCTTCAGTCAATACGCCTTCAAAAGACGAGTCATATTGTTCATAAGATAAGACTTTCTTTTCACCGAACATCTTCTTATACTTCTTAGTGTACTTCGAAGGTTTGGTCTCAGCAGTAGCATCGCCTGGAGCAGGTTTATACGCATCCGGATCGTCATCGTCCATCTTAGCACCTTTTTCAAAGTGCGCATCACGAGCCTTCTTAGTAGATTTAGCCTTAATACCAGCCATATATTTCTTAGGCTGGTCAGTATCTTTGTCTTTTGCTTCTTCGATTACTTTAACGTCAGTAACCCATTTACGAGAACGGATGCCGTCGGCGGATTCAACAATAACATAGTTAGCTCCAAGCATAATAACTTGACCAACCTTGTTATCGTATTCTACAACATCACCTTCTGATAGTAAGTCGCCAGCAACATATGCTTCACGTTCTTCAGATACGGTTTCGAGTTCAACGTGTTGACGGAACATATGAGATTCTTCAAGACCCATACCTTTACGGACGGCATTGAATAGTTCTTTTGCTTCTTTAAATCCTGAAGGTAATCCACGTACGAAAGTGTCAAAGGAGTTTTCCGAAGCAGCAGCACGCATTTTAGACGCCGACATACCTGATACGCCTTCAGCGTCTGGATCTCGATCGCCAGCAGATACTACAGAAATAGACTGGAAGTCGTACAATCCGTGACGACCTTGTACTCCGTTGTACTTATTAGTTAACGTCTCGAATTCTTTAACTCGATCAGAACCAACAACCATTGTTACCTTGCTAAACCCTTTATCATGAAGAGATACCATGATATCAAATACGCTCTTAACCTTTTTGTCAAGTATAATATTTCGCGCAGCTTTAGGGAACATTTTGCGCATAAACTTAACTTTAGTTTCATAGTCTAGTGGGTTCTTCTTAGAGTCCTGAGACTGTGAAGCATATACAAAGTATTTACTACGTCCGGCAACTTTCGCCACTGCGTCAATTAGCTTTTCGTGTCCGACCGTTGGTGGATTGAATCGACCAAACGTGAACACGGCTTCTTGAGGCGCTTCTGTTACAAATTGCTTAAAGGACTTCATATTAACCCTTATTAGCCATACGTTCTTTTTCGTCGGCGCGAACTTTCTTGATTAATTTCTTAGTCAACTTATTGATAGCACCTTTCTTCTTCTCGACTCTTTTATCTAGGTCTTTACGAGCAGAGAATCCTAAATCAGATTCGTCTCTACCCTTTAGAAGTTTCTTACGAATTGTATTGATAGCTTGCTTTCTAGCTCGCTTTTCAATAGTCTCTTTATTGGCTTTCTTACCCATAGACTTCTTACGAGCAAGGGCAATTTTAGCCTTGTTCTTACGCATTGCTTGCTTTAGCTTCAAACGAGCCGATGCGTCAAGAGCTTCATCCACTTCTTCGGTAGAGATACCGTCTAAGTCTGAATGTTTACGCTTTTGTCGCATATATTCCAGCCATTCATCGTCCGCCATGCGTGGATCAGTTGCCACTATAAAATCTTTAAAGCTGTACATTTTTTAACCTCTTGTAGGACTGTCCCAACCCTTGATAACATCAGGGTCGAAATTGTTTGTAGAAAACTCCATACGGTCTACCAGTTTTACTGCTCCGCCTTCAAGACGGTCGATAGCAACAAAACCTTCAGCACCTGTCACTTTAAAACCATGACGAGTTTTAACAAACGTATTAATACTATTAAGTTCGTTTAACTTATTTATAATCAATTTCTTGGCACGTTGAATACTAAGTTGCAACTCAAACATAGCCACGAGGGATGCTTTATTACGTGAAGAGAAGAACGACAAGATAAGATCACGCTTATCGTACTGCGCTTGCTTACCCTTTTCGGTCTTACGTTTATCAGCTTCTTTCTGGAACTTATCCTGAATGAACTGGATTAAACCTTCAACGTGAGTTTTAGTATTAGTGATCTCTTTCTTAGCTCTAACAAACGAGTTATTGTAAGTCTCGATCATACGTGGTAATTCTGATTCTTTTTCTAATTGACGTAACGTATCGCCCGCAATCTTACGGAAAGTCTTACCAGCAAAAGTCAACTCTTTATTAAGTTCTTTAGTTTCTGCGGCAGTCAACGTAGCTTTACCAGATAGATCGTGATAATCAGCCGATTGTAACCAACCGTCTTTTGGTAACTTATACTTAGAAAGGTCTACACCAAAGGTTGCTTTCATATCTTCTAAAGTAGCACCAGAATACGTAGTATGTAGTACGATACCAACCTTTGCTGCCTTTATCTGCTTTGCTTCTTCCGAATCAGCAGGAACCGCATATACAATAGTGTTAGGGTGGAAAGTAACGTATTTCTGACCATCAATAGTTTCGGTTTTAAGGTCTTTCTGAGTGAACATAATATCACCCTGAACAATCCCATTTGTAATACCCATTTGAGACATNACATCNAAAGACGCCTTTAACTTATCAGCTAGGTCGCCAGAGTTATCCCCTTCTATTTCCTCNTGAGACTTATAGACTTTTGGGTTCTTGGCAAATACNCCTTTCTTGGCTACNAAGAACTGACCATCACGAGGGTCGATTCCAGCAAATACAGCTGGAGCGCCGTCCCACTTTACAGTTAGGTCAGAACCGGATTTAGCATTACCAGAAAGCATATCACGAAGGGAGCGAAGTGCCATAATAGCATCCCTCGCACCTTTAACCCCACCGTAGATAACTTGATCTTCGATGTGAGTCATGTGAGTATTTTTTGATTCCGATAGATATTCTGAGAAGTTTAACATTAAGACACCTTACAATGAACAGATGAGAATTCGTTTTTCTTAAGAGAAGAGAAGTAGCAATCCTTGAGTATGGAAACGTCCGATGACAATAAAATGTCTAGGTAGTATGTTAGGAATGCACCAGTCTTAAGAGCAAGGATATCATCAACAGGAAAGTCTGAAACGTTATCTTGAACATATGGGCTTTTAAGTAAACGAGGGAGGGTTTTGTTTAGGTATGCCATAGGATCGGCAAATATCTTTTTCTTATCGGCTTCGATATTAAAGCCATTATCAGCTGCCATATCAACAAACGCTTTAGCTGATACCGCACCAAGCTGTACGTTAGAACCTTTCTCGCGACCTTCTAAGTAAACTCTAATCTTACCTTCATCAGT